GAGCCGTGTGGTTGTTGTCCGTCGCCGGAGCCACGCCCGGCCGCACTATCGGCCACACCCGGCTTAGCCCCCTGGCAAGAGCGTATGATAAAAGAGTACGTGGAACTAAAAGACCGTTATTGCAAATTGCACCGTATCATTACTCAAATGGAGGCGGGTACGTGTAATTTTAACCCGGTTTGCCCGTTGGACTTACTGCAACGCCAGGCCGTAGCCATGGGCGAATACTTGCACGTACTGGAACTGCGCGCGGAACTTGAAAAAGTGCCGTTGCCGTTTTAACAAAGGAGCAAAAGTATGAGTGAACATTATAGCAGTAGCGGCGGAGTGGGGTTTGTAGGACTTCTCACTATCGCGTTTATTGTATTAAAGTTATGCGGTGTTATTACCTGGTCATGGTTGTGGGTATTTTCACCGATGTGGCTTACGTTGTTATTTGTAATGGTTGTACTGTTGTTTGCCGGAATTGTTTTGTTATTTTGTTCGTTGTTTGGAAAAGTAACAAGATAAAACATTTAGCCCCGGCCTCCGGGCCGGGGTAAAAAGGAAGTGGGATTATGGGAAAAGGTTATATTAAATTGTACCGAAGTGAGGCGGATATTCCTAAACTGTGGGAAAACAACGCCCTCTTTGCCGTGTACCAAAAACTTAAAATAGTGGCCTTATGGCCGGAGGGCACCATTAACAAGCCCTCGCGCGTTTTGGCCAAACAACTGGCCATGAGCCGTAATACGCTACGCAAGGCCCTGGACGGCTTACAGGAACTCGGCCTCGTGTGGACGGATATTAGCGATAAAAATACGCTTTCTTTGCGCATTGTGTATGCCGAACAGGATCCCTGGGATAAATTAAACGCGCCGCAAAACGGCCCGAAACCCGCAAGCGGGGTCAACCTACTAAACCAACCCAAACCCGCGCCCAAAGAGATTTTAGACACTTTTACACCCGGATTAGAAACGCCGGGCGTACCCACTTTTATACCCACGCCGCAAAATGAAACTGGGTCAAAATTTGAGCCAACCGAGCAAGTGGGTCAAAATTTGAGCCAACCTGGGTCAAAATTTGAGCCAAAAGTGGGTCAAAATTTGAGCCACCTTACCTTATATAGAAATAATAGAATAGAATATAATAATATAAACCCCCATTATCCCCCTACCCAACTGGCAGATAACGGCTTTACTGCGTTTTGGGATGCTTACCCCAACAAAAAAGGCAAACAACCCGCTTTTAAGAAATGGATAAGCGGCCAGTACGATCTATCCAAAATACTGCCTGTACTGGAAAAACAAAAGAAACTACGCACCTGGGTAAAGGATAACGGCCAGTACATCCCACATGCAAAAACCTACCTACACCAAAAACGGTATGAGGATGTTTTACCAGTAGGCGAGGAACATTACATTTTGAATTTCAAAGAGCCAAAAACGGAAAGGGAAATCGTTTTACGTGTTTGGCTGGAAAGAACTAACCCGGAACTCTTAGAAAACGACAATCAAAAAATAAACAGCACCTTAGAAACCGAAAGAGCATTGTTTGAGCAACTGATCGTAAAGTGTAAAGGCAACGTAGAAATAGCCTACGGCGTGATGAAACACGGTTGGAAACTAGGTTGTACTACCTTGCGTGCTATCTTAGAGCGTGCCGGAAGTTATCTCACGGATTTGGAGGATAAGTAAAATGAACTGGAATTATACAAGACGTTTCGGCCGTAAGAAAAAAATACAGGCCTCGCCTGTTCCCGCGTGCCAATTCTGCCGCGACACAACCGTCGTTAGCGTGCCCGTTTTCTTGCGCATGAGCGACGAGCCGCAAGACAACGTAGTCGTGTGCTACAAAAATATATGTATTGCGTGCGGCAAAATACAGTATTTCGTCAACATTGACGAACAGGGTAACAAAAAAAATAGTTACGCGTTTTGGCTCCACACCGGGCGAAAATGCCGCGACTTCAACTTGCCGCGTTCGCTCTTTGAAACAAGCGACGGAAAGGCCGATGTCGGCTACAAAGTGCGTTTTATCCGCGCGCTCTTGCGCTTACAAATTGCCCGGCCCACCGAAAAAATCTTTACGTTACAGGAGGTAGAGGATGAACTCAAACGAGAGGAACTTAACGGGTAAGTCCGTTGTTTTCCTGGACGGCTTAGAAATCCGCCACGGGGTGGCGTTATCGCAACGCGGCGGCGTTTGGCGCGTGGACTGCGGCCGGGAACTGGTGGAGGTTTGGGAGGATGATATTTTTACCGATATTTACCAGGTGCAAAAAGCGTTAAATATGATACTCAATTAAACGCAAATTTACGTCGTAAAATAAAAATGCTTAAAAAATAAGTATAAAATTTTTTCAAAAAACACTTGACTTTATATAAAAAAGTTTTATATATTCTTTCCTATCTGGTGTGCGCGATCTGCGCACTTGTTGTAAAAACTTGGTTACAAAAGCAATTTGAGCCGTATTTAAGCCGCGTTTCCTTTTGTGAAATTCACAAGAGGAGCGCGGTTTTTTATGGCCAAAAAGGGCGTGGCAGTAAATGAGGCCGTTATTGAGAAAATAGAGCAAGAAACAAAAAACTTGCTTGCCGCCGCTGTGCCCGAGCCCGATAAACAACTTTGTTTGTTTGAGGACTGGGCCGACTGGAACGCCAACCAGGCACAAAAAGCCAAAAATCCTAAGAACTACGCCGGGCTTACCTTAGCCCAGGAAATCTTTGCTAAACTGGTGGCCGCCGGATATACTAAAACCGAGGCCTACCGCGCCGCCTACCCCGGATGTAAAACCGATAACTTAAATACACTCTATCCTAAGGCCTCCCGCCTGGCAAAAGAGGGCAAGGTAAGGGCAAGGATAGAGGCCTTACAAAAGCAAGTGGCCGATAATGCACTTATGTCGCCGACGGAGTTTTTCCAACGGCTCACTAAAATTGCGCGCGGCACGGGCAAGGATGCCTTAGACGCACTTAAACAGATCGGCCAAATTCACGGACTTTTCAAACCCGAAAAAGAAACGAGCGTTAATATAGGCCCGGCCTTAGTCGTCCAAACTGTGGACTACTCTAATGCCGAGCCCTCCTCCACGGGTGAAAAAGTAACTGGTACGCCGCAAACCGGGGAGGTGGCAAAATGACCTCCGTTCGTATTCCAAACAACTGGAAACCGCGCGCCTACCAGTTACCCTTTTTTAGATACTTCGCACGCGGCGGCAAACGCGCCGTACTCATGTGGCCACGCCGCCACGGCAAAGACGACGCTTGCCTCCACCAAACCGCTATACAACTTATGAAAATCCCCGGCACGTACTGGTTTATGCTCCCGCAATACGGCCAGGCCCGTAAAGCCATTTGGGATGCCGTCAACAAACACACCGGGCTACGCCGTATTGATGAGGCGTTCCCAAAAGAAATACGCGCCCGCGTCAATGAAAGTGAAATGAAAATTGTGTTTCGCAACGGCTCCGTGTGGCAAGTGTGCGGAAGTGATAACTACAACGCGCTGGTCGGCTCTAACCCGGCCGGAATTGTGTTTAGTGAGTACGCGCTGAGCGACCCGCAAGCGTGGGATTATTTAAGCCCTATCTTAGAGGAAAATAACGGATGGGCTATTTTTAATTCCACCGTGCGCGGCCAAAACCATTTTACCCAACTGGCCCACATCGCAAAAGCCGATCCGAATTGGTTTTATTCCAACGTGCGCGCAAGCGAGGCGGGCGTATTTACGGCCGAACAGTTAGAGCAAATCAAACAGGAATATATCCGCCGCCGCGGCTACGATATGGGCTTAGGTATGTACTTACAGGAATATGAGAACGACGAAAACGCCTTTGTGAGTACGTACAACTCCGTATTTGGACGGGGTGCGGGTGAGAAAATGCGCCAAACCCCGCCGGAAAATGTGCCGACTGTTTCGCGTGTGGCCGGAATTGACCTCGCCCGGTTTGGCGGGGATAACAACGTAGTTTTTATCGGCGACCGATTAGAGGACGGCTCGCTTACTGAGGTGAAAGTGGAGGCCTGGGCCGGACAAGACGCGGTTTTTACGCAAGGTAAAATCGCGGATGTTTTAACCTCCTACAAAGTCAACCAGGCCGCCATGGACGGCGACGGAGTGGGCGGGCCCATTATTGACAACGTACGCGCTCAGTGCGACGGCCGCGGTATTGTGTTTGAGGAGTACCACAACACGGCTATTGCGGGCGCGTACGGAAACCGCACTACACAAGGATATTTTGACCTGGCCCGTGAGGCCGAACAGGGCAAAGTGTTTTTACGCGACGAACGGGTGATCGGCGAACTCGGCGCACGCTTGTACGAATTTAACCAAAAAGGGCAATTAGTGCTCCAAAACAAAAAGGAGTGGCGCAAGGAAAGCGGCACTAGCCCGGACTTTGCCGACGCGGCCGTTATGGCCTCTATGATTTTGCCACTGCCTAAAAACTTTTTAGCGCAACGGGGCCGACCCGCTTTTGCGCGTACGGAATACGACGTAATTTAACAGGAGGAAGTAAAAATGTGTGAGCCAGTAACAACAATAGCGATGGTAGCCATGGCCGCCGCGTCCGTTGGGTTAAGTGCCAAAAACGCACACGACCAACGCAAAGCCCAACGCAAACAGGAG